TTTGGTTTCTTGTCCAGTTTCACCGCTCAGGCATTAATGGGACTGGACACCCTCTGTGACATAGTCACATGATAGCTCAATGAGCTGCTTCTTAAAAGCGCTTTCGTGAGATCACGAAAGCAGCGTCGGTTTGGAATTCAGAACCAACGTACTCATCCTCTGTAGATCCAGGGATGACCCTACTTGGCTTGTAGGGCATGTCGATTGTCATACCATTTAGGCTGTCGACTAGCGCTTCCTTTGGGACCCAGAGTCCTTGGGAACGCACCGAAAAGTTTGGATTTCCTCCAAGGATCCATTTCTTGAAGGCTTCACAATCCTCAGGGGTTGTGTGAAAAAGGTCTTGCTTGATCTTATAAGCTCGATCTTGCCTTTCGACCTCGACATTAACAAAATCGTCGAGAACCTCCGATGGAGATGGGAGCCTTTCCTCCCGAGTCGAAGTCGCAATCTCTTCATATTTGAAGGCGCCAGCAGCGCATGCAATAGATATTCTAACTGCAGAGATGCGATCTAGTGAGTCCGCAATTTCAGTGAATGAGATAAGCCCTTTTCTACGGGCATACCTCTTCGCTTCTCCGAAACTTACAGGATAACTTTTTGTCTCCTGTAGCTCAGCCTTGAGAGTTTCAAGGCTTTTTGCGCGATCTCGCCATTGCTTGAACATGATCTCCCCATATTGGATGATCATATATTGACTACTTGGGTCAATTAAGCCACGTGAAGATCCTCCAGTGGACATCTTCCGTGTAAGACTGCCAAATAATGGAAATGGATCATTTCCAAACCTTAATTGGTTATAAATGGCAACCATCTTAGTACCTGTGTGATCTAAGATGTTCCTATAGAGTTCCTCCCTGTCACCGCAGAATGGGACATTAAGTCCTCCTACAATTCTTGGGAGATAGACGATAGGGTCTTTTCCGATGTAATCCGCCATCAAAACGCGGAATGTGTTCTTTATGTGTTTGATCACATCGGGTCGCTTGTGGTTCAGAATCTGACCCCACAATGCGTCGCCCTTCCCTACAGCAGGGTTCCTTTCCCTGTCGATGCCGTTATCGACACCGGAGAAGGGCATCAAGAGCCGCAACTTGAACGTATCGATGTGGAGATCCTCCGTTTCGTAATCAAGTTGCCATGGTGCTCTCCCGCAACCAATGGTGCGGGGGACGAACCTCAATGACTCTTCACAATAGTTGACCCAGATTTGGGACCATTGTGTTTTCGCTAGTTGAATTTTATGCCCCAGCTCATTGTGGGTATCAACCAGTTCCTGGTGTTTCGCGCGTGTGACTAAATTTGCCACATCATCTCCTGCCACGGCGAATGGAGGAGGACGCGGGACATCTTTGAAGACCATGAGCTCTACGATTACAGATGCTAAACATAGAGCAGGCTTACAGCCAGGGTCAGACATGTGCAAACCATCCTCAGTGAGGATTACACGGTGTGTCTGATCCCTCAGGTCTCTCTTCACGTACATATACCTGGGTGCTAGGAGTAGCCCCAGACATTGACTGAAGAAAAAAGCTTCGTACCGGTTCTTTGAGAATTCAGTTATGAACCGGCCGAGGACTTCCCGTATTAGCTCATTATTGAGCATATTGGAAGCTCCCGAGAGGTCGTAGATGGATAATCCATCTTCATCGTTGCAATTATGCTTACCTCTTGACAAGTCTACAGCAAAGTCCCACCCCTTCATTGAACGAGTGAAAGCCGAGCGTAATGC